TCATGAATCAGATCCACAGCGTCCGCATAAGCAGACACCCCCAGCGGTGAAGTCGGGTCAATGTTGTTTGCTTCTGGCATCTGGAACATCGCAAACAGCGGCTGGGATACATCGTAGTATGTTTTTTGTGGCAACAGATTTGCCCATTGCGGTACTTCTGTCAAATCACATTCCAGCCCCAGCGTGCCAGGCGTAGGGGAGCGGAAGCACCGCTGCTGAATGGTGTGGGTGTGTACTCGTTCATCGAACTGGTGGAACTCCAAACGGGTGTAACATCGCTTTTCCAGCACCAGTTCTTCCGGGCAAATCACTGCCGTGCAAGCATCGTTTGTATAGCGGACTGGCAAATACTGATTCTGTGCCACAAAATCAATTTGCAGCCCGTTGTGATAATACGGCTTTAACAGCAGCCCACCGGATGCAATGCCGTAATCCAGCTTCTGCCGCAGCATTTGTTTGGTATGCTGTAGGGGCAGCTGCAATTCTGTGTCTTTCGTATCCAGTACAAATTCCGTCAATGCCAGCCGCTTCAGTTCTCGTGCAATCATCGCCGGCAGTCGGAGCGGCTTCACACGTTCTTTCTGCCAGTTTGCACGGTTCTGGTATAGGTCTTCCCAGAGTTGCAAGGCGGTCTGCATATCGCCGGACAATAAACAAGGCAGCCCGAAAGCTGCCGCAATTTCATTTGCTTGTATCATCGCATCACCTCCTCCGGATGGTTTTCAGCGTTCTTGTCATGGCAGTACGCACAAAGTATCGCATATCGTCCATGGCATGGTCATTTTCTTTAATGGGGCGGTCTTCTGTGGCGGATTCATCCCAGCGATACAACGAAAATTCCCGAATGATGTCTGTGCAGTTGTCGCAGATGTGCAGGTATTGCATTTGTAGCAAGCTGGACGTGTCCCGGATGCCGTTTAATACGCTGTTATCTGCCTGCCAGACCCGAAACAGCCCGTGTCGCCGGATGCACTCGATGAAGGATGCAGCGGACGGGTCAACGATGACTGCCCGAACTTTGTCGGCAACGTCTCCGGCAAGCTGCTCCAACGCTGCATAATGTTCCTCATCGGTTCGGGGTGTTTTGGTCTTTCGTCCGTCATAATAATATTCTCGCAGGCGGATTGCGTGTCCGTCTAGCTGCAAGTACCACAGCCCTGCACTGGTTGGGTTCAGCGTACCGTAATCGCAGGAAATGTAATAATCACCGCCAGGCTGTAACTCAGGATGGTGGGTGACATGCACCGCCTTGTCAAACATCGGGTAAATCAGCCCTTCCGCAACGCACCACAGCCCTTTGATATAGCGATTATAAAAGACTCCGGTATACAACCGTTCTGCATCTGCAATTTGCTCTGGCGACAGAATGGGGTTGTCCTGCATCGTGAAATGTAAGTGCAACGCCTTTTTCTGACGGGTGTTGCAAATCCACTCTTTATAGAACCAATGTTCCGCCGATTCCGGATTGCAGTTGAACCAATATCGGGCTTCTGGCTCTGACAGCGTTCTTGCAACTGCCTGATCCACAAAGGACTTCGGCATCAATGCCACTTCATCAAAAAGGACACCACTTAATGTGATACCCTGTACCAGTGTATAACTGCTTTCGTCCTTACCGCCGAAGATGAAGAATGTATTGGTGTGGCTTCCGCTTCGGATGATAATTCGCTTATTTTCCCCACGGATGTATTGTAAAGAATAATAGTCGGTAATGTCTGGCATATTCAGCAGCGGCAGGATGATATTGCGTTCTGTGCTGCTGATGGTCTTTCCGCAGATGCCGAAATTTTTCCCGTCAAAAAATCGCATCGCCCAATGTACAAAGCCCAGAATCATAGAAACGGTTTTGCCAGAACGCACTGACCCGTCACAGATGATTGCTTTCCGATTTTTGAACTTGGTCAGATGTGCCCATTTCAGCACCAGTTTCTGCTTCGGCGAAAGTTTCGTAATTGGTTTCATCGTCTGCTCCTAATGTTTCATAAAGTTTGGATGTTTGGTCTTGCAACTGATTGGATGCGGTCTGTTTGCCACGTTCTCGCAATTCAAAGTATAAGCGGATCGCCTGTAGGTTTCCGGCTTGAATCTGCTTGCAGAGCGATTTCCAGACCATTGCAAGTTCTGCGTCCGCATACTGAGCAACCAGCTGATTCACCAGAGCAACAAAGTCCGGATTCCTCAGCCAGCGGTAGAGCGTAGTCCGTGAAACACCGGCTTCTCTTGCAATCTCTTCTTTCGTGCCGGAGAAGTCCGGATTTGCAAGCAATTCCGCGGCAATTGCCATGCGTGCATCTATGATGTTACGTTCTGTTTTTGTTTCATTTTGTTTCATCTCCCTCCCTCCGTTTTTCAGGTATAAAAAATCCGGACGGGAGAACTTCCCATCCGGATTTCATTTTTTGATATTACCATTATAGCACAGGTTGACATTTCAATTCAATTCAATTTTAGCAAATTCAACGCTTTTCTGTGCCAGTTATGAAACGTCCCAACAGAAATATGCATTGTTTCTGCGATTTTCTCCCAGCTAAAGCCCATGATGTACCGATACCGCATCAATACCCGTAAATCCGGCGGCAGTTCGGCGATTCCTTGTTCTACTCGCTGGACATCTTTCATCAGATTCTCTTTTACTTGTTCATACCGGTTTGACAGTTCTTCCAGCCGTTCCACATATGTCTGTACCGCTGCGGTTGCCTCTCCCTTGCTCTTTGGTTCATGATTATAACAAACCGCCTTTGTGCTGCGTGCATCCGCTCGAAGCGTTTGCACCAGCGTTTCAATTTGATGCAGTTCTTTCCATTTTGCGTTGCATTGTTTCAGGTCTTCTTTCGTCATCCTCATTTCTCCTTTGTTTTCAGCTGGATTTTCATGAAATCAATCTGATAATCCTGCTTGAAATGCTGCATTTGTTCCAGTGCGTCCGGTGCTTTACCAAAGATGGGCGGTATTTCAGCGATAGACTGCACGTTGTTAAACAGCCGCTGCAACCGCTTCTCTTTCCAGCCATAGTGCCATTCCAGCGTCACAAACACCATCGCCATCCCCTGATAGATAGCCATTTTGTGACTATACTCGACCTCGTGCTTGTTGTACAGGTTTTTCCGCTGTAAGGCTGGGTTCTTCATTTGGATTCCCCCTTTTTACCGATTTCCGGCTATATCCAACGCTGCCAGCTGCTGCATCGCAGCAATCGCCGTGTCAATTGCTTCAATGTCACGCACAAAAGCATTGTCTTCTTCATCATAGTCTGCAAAGTCCTCACGGTCGTTGCGTAAATCTTTCAGCTGTCTGACTGCTCTTTGCAACTTTTCAAGCGGTATGTGTTCTGCATCTTCCAACTTGCTTTCAATGACACGCTTTATTCCATTGCTGTCAATGAAAATCGCCGTCACGTCGTGGTTGAGAGCAAATGCTGCGACAGTAAGGTTGACACCGCCGCCAAGCCGATGCTCCAATCCAGTAGCTGTCATGGATACAGCGTCCGCATACTTATCATCAATCTCAACAATCAGTTTTTTCATTTGGATTCCCTCGTTTCTTTGTTTAGGATTTCTGCCGCTTTTTCGGCGTTTTCTCTTGTTTCAAAAGCCACCAAGCTAAGTGCGTCGCAAAAAGAACTTGCAGTTATGTTTAAATTGCCTTGCTCGTGGTCAAAATAAACATAAAACTTTAATCTGTCGTCTTCCCAGTCCGGCACATAATCCGGACAGAGCATATCATGCAGCTGCTCCAGTCGTAACAATAACCGCATTTTCCTTGCAACTTGTTCGGCACGTTCTTTCGTGCGGAAACAGTTGCCGAATCGAATGTTAAATTCGTCGATACTGTCCTCACAATACTGAACAACGTCGGCACCGTCTTCAACTGCTACAAAGTATTTTTCTCCAACCTCCGGCTTCCACGGCTTCAGCTTTTCCTGTCTCTTCTGTATCTTCGTTTCTTTCTCCAACGCTTCCAGCTTCCCCAAAAATTCCGCTTTCAGGGCTTCCAGTTTCTTTTCGATGTCGTTCATTTTAATTCCTCCTTTTCTACCTCCGTGATCTGCACGAACACGCCCGGAACTTCCGCCCAGTACTTTTCCACCACTGCACTGTAGATCTGCTTGTCATCGCCCCAGTAGTGCAGCTTGGTCATGATGTCAAACAACGCCTTGCAGAGGTTGTCCACATCCGGCTTGTTGGTATAGGGTTCGCCGTCCTGATGTTTGGCTTTGATCGGATAGCACCACTTCACAACGACCTGCACAGCACCATGATACGGCTGTTCAGGGATGTGCTTCATCAAGTGTGCTGCAAGCTTGGCTTCCGCCTCGCCGTTGTTTCGCTTGTAGAAGTGATGCACGCCGTGCTTGTCAACGGTGTGTCCTTGTTGTTGGTGCGTACTGGTTGGTGGAATCATGGGCATAAAAAAAGTTGTCATATTGTTCCCTCCATTTTTCGTTTGTCAATGAAAGGGGAAAAGTGTTAAAAGAGTGCTGTGCTATCGCACTCTTTTTACTTTTACCCATTGACGTCAATTTTGCGACAGCGAAAATAGTATATATATATACACTGTTTTCGCAATTTTTTTCGCATTTTTTCATTTGCTTGTTTCTCTAACAATATCGCCGTTTTTAAGAATAAATCCATCATATTCTTTTATGCGATTTTCAATGGTTCTTCGGCTTACGCCTAAATACTCTGCCATGTTCTGAACGGTCACCGTTCCATCTAGATTGCAGGCATTGAAGGCGTTTTCAAAAGCCGCTTTCTTGTCGGCTTTCTGTGCTGCATAGGTTTCTTTGGTTTTTGCTCCCCGTTTCTGATTTCCACGTTGATACGGATGCATCTCGCTTTCTGACTGCAAATCTTTCAGCACGCCAATGGTATCTTCCACGTGTACCGGATACCGAAACCACAGATTCTTCGGCTCAAACTTCGGGAACTCTCGCAGCGTACCATCCAGCCGCCACGCCGTCCGCTGTCGTACCGTCCGTTTGATGGTTTCTATCTCGCTGAGAAACGCTTCATAGACGGCTGGCGGCAGATTGTCCTGACACAGCTTCAGGGCTTCCACATGGCTCAGCAGGGCATCCGGCGAGGCATCCGCCAACACTGACGGAGCGTGCCGCCGCAGCTGCTCCACGCAGGCATCACAGATCGCCGTGTTGGTTTCCTGCTTGCGGATGTCCTCGGAGAGTTCCAGTTCTGTCAGGTCAAGCAGGGCATCGGGGTCACGGGCAAACACCCCCGAACCGGATGCTCTATCCATGCTGCGTTTGCCGCCCTGAGCCCCCTTGCTATGGTGGTGGCAATAAATCACCGCACAGCCCAACTGCGTGCACACCTTGTCAAACTGGTTACAGAAATGTGCCATCTGGTCAGCACTGTTTTCATCGCCCGTGATGACCTTGTAAATCGGGTCGATGATGACAGCAATGTACTGTTTTTTCTTGGCTCGCCGAATCAGTTTCGGGGCAAGCCTGTCCATCGGCTCGGTCACACCACGCAGATTCCAGATGTCAATGCTCTGGAGATTCGCCGCCGGCAGTTCCATTGCCTGATACACATCCCGAAACCGATGCAGGCAGCTTGCCCGGTCTAATTCCAGATTGACATACAGCACACGCCCCTTTGCACATTGCCAGCCCAGCCACTGCCTTCCTTCAGCAATCGCAATGGACATTTCAATGAGGGCGTAGGATTTGCCGGCTTTGGAAGGTCCTGCAATCAGCATTTTGTGTCCCTGCCGCAGCACGTTTTCAATGAGCGGCGGCGATAGTTCCGGCATGTGTTCCCACGCTTCCGCCATGCTTTCAAACTCTGGCAGGTCATCGGTGACACTGTCGATGTAGTCCTTCCACTCTGCCCACGAACCCAGCCCGATGTTGGTTGCAACTAAGAATTGCTTCTTTCCGTTTCGCATCACGCCCGGCATTCTGGATAGACGGGACGGATTCCGGTTCTGACGGTCGACTTTCAGCCCGTTTTTGTCGCAAACGTCATAGAGGAAATCCACTCGCTTCCGGTATTCCTCGTAGCTGGGAGCATCCACTCGCACAATGGCGTGTAGGCTCTTGCCACCGCTGTAAACCAAGCAGGCAATGGGCAGCTGCATTTCATGTAAAATCCCGTTCTGCCGTTCGATGTCCAGCACATCGGATTCTACCAACGCAAACCGATATTCCGTGACATTTTCGTTCTTGCCGCCCTTGCCATCCAACGGGTTGAAGCGAATCCATGCCCCGGCTGCTTCCATGTAGTCCCCGAACACTGCCCCGATGTCCTCGCCGCACTGGCTCAGAGCCTCCAGCAGCTGCCCAGCGGTGCGGTCGCAGCAACCGGAGGTTGGCATATACTTGCCGTCTTTGTTCTTCCATGTTTCTGTGACATAGCCCACGAAATCATCTGCTTCAAACAGCGTTTCGATATATTGGGAAAGTTCCTGTGCTGGATTCCATGTTTCCGGCTCTGGAATGGGGATGTCCTGTGCTTCTTTTCGGCTGGTAACCACATAATCTTCCCCAATGGTGTCATCCCAGTTCAAGGCATGAGATTCTTTTTTTGAATACTGGGGGCGGTAGCCGTTTTCCAGTGCCAGATGCACAATCGTTCCGGCAGTGACGGGATGTTCGCAGCCTGCAAAGGTTCGCCATTTCTTTTCGCATTCGCCCTTGTGATAACGTGCAGCATCTCGCTGTGACCAGACATCCCAAAGCGAACAGTCATAGCCGGCATCTTTCAACGCCATGCCCACGCCGCACCATTCCTGATAGGTTAAGGATGCAGGGTCGATATAGTCCAGTAGTTCGTCTAAATTGTTATTTCTATCATCCATTTATCCATGCTTCACCCCTCCGGTATATATTCTGATGCGGTAATGCTGTTTGGGACACGCCAGCCATTTGCAGCGATGCGGTTAATCAGATTTTTTGCCGCATCGAATTTCCAGCCGCCGACGTGCTGAAACCCGTACTTTTCCAAGCAGCGAATTTGTTTTGGCGTTGCCAGTCCGCTTTGCTGTCGCTGAGCCACCGCACGCAGAATCTGTTCTGCTTTTCCGGCACTCTCTACGGCATCGGGATTGATGCCCCGTTTTTCCAGGTCTTTTTTCTGCTGGGCGGTCGGGGGGCTGGATTCCCACCCGAACGCCGGAACATAGCCAGACAAATCCTGCGACTGAATCGACAGTTCATATTGCAACGGGTCGACCAGCTTCGATTTTCGTTTTTTCATCGCTTCCAGCTTTTCGGCAAGCTTCGCTTCTCGGTCTGCGACTACGTCTTCGGATGCCCGATTCTCTGCTGCTTCGATGTCGATCGGGATGCCGACTTGCTCTTCCAGCAGCTGGGTCATCTTCTGCTGTACGGCTTCGTCCTCGCAAATCAGGCACGCCGGACGGCAGAGTTCATGCTTTTCGGTATTCCACAAAAAATCCAGTAACAACAGATGGTCTTTGCCCTCTGCCAACCGTGTGCCACGCCCGACCATCTGGCAGTATAGGGCACGCACTTTGGTTGACCGCAGCACGACCACGCAATCCACATCCGGACAGTCCCAGCCCTCTGTGAGCAGCATACTGTTGCAGAGCACGTTGTACTTGCCATCCGCAAAATCCTGCAAGATTTGTTCTCGGTCATCGGATTCGCCGTTGACCTCTGCCGCACGGAATCCATGCTGACAGAGAATTTCCCGGAACTTTTGAGCGGTTTTGACCAGCGGCAGGAATACCACCGTTTTGCGGTCGGCACAGTGCTTTGCCATTTCGGCGGCGATTTGTTCCAGATAGGGGTCTAACGCCGTGGCGATGTCCCCCGGTTTGTAATCGCCGGTAGTTGTTCCGACCTGTGTAAAGTCAATCTGAATCGGGACGGTCAATGCCCGAATCGGGGTTAAGTATCCCTCGTGGATTGCCTGCGGCAGGGTGTATTCATACGCCAAGCTATCGAACACCTTGCCCAGATTTTGCTTGTCGCCCCGGTCTGGCGTTGCCGTTACGCCCAGCACACGAGCACCGGAGAAATGATGCAAAATCACCTGATAGCTGTCCGAAATGGCGTGGTGTGCTTCGTCAATGATAATCGTCTGGAAGTAATCGGCAGGGAACTGAGCAAGGCGTTTCTGCCGCATCAGGGTTTGCACGCTGCCCACAGTGACCCGATACCATTGCCCCAGACAAGTTTGTTCTGCCTTTTCTACGGCACATTTCAAGCCGCTGGTGCGTTCCAGCTTGTCCGCTGCCTGTTGCAGCAACTCGCCCCGATGTGCCAATATCAACACCCGATTGCCGCTGCGAACTTCGTCTTCGGTGATTTTTGCAAAGACGATGGTTTTGCCGCAGCCGGTGGGCAGAACCAGCAGCGTGCGGTTTCTGCCCTCGTCCCACTCCCGATGCACGGCGGTGCGTGCCGCCTGCTGATAGGGTCGCA